CGATGACTAAAGGAAACTTTTACATTCGCATAGGCAAGCGAATGCGTGAGCTTGCCGCAGAGTCCAGAACCGGTATTCCACCGGTCGCAGGACGCCCCGCCTCTTCGAGAATACTCGGAGGGGTGGCACGCATGTACCCTTGGTTGAAGGTACGGCGTTTCTGCGGAGTTGACTATCAACTGATGGTCGAAGGTTGGGTGGACGCATTGTTAGATGCTTTCGCCCTTTCCTTCGGCCCTGGTTGGGAAGTCGTGGGTTGGCAGAAAGAACCAAACATGCACACTTTGCTGGCTCGCAAAGGTGTATGCTCTTTGGTTAACTGGGTACATTCTCTGAGCCTACCGGTGGTAGGCCAGGGCTCGAGGAGTCCTGAGGATGTTATCAAGTTAATCAAGGAACTTTCTGCCTGGCTTCGTCGTGTTGCGTTATCTGACCTAACCGTCGGAGAACGTCAACCCAATGATTTGCCTGCTCTACACACTGTCTTCAGGGGTTGTCTGTCTTTGAACGGATACACTGAAGATGGTAGGCGTAGGATCTTGCACCAGTTCTCCCGTTTTGGGAGAGCTGGCCCCCTCCCGACTCAAATCCAAGTCGATCGAGCAATTGCTCAGCATCGTGAGGATTTGACGACGGAGTTCACTTGCCCGAAAAGGCTTGTGAATTCGGTTAAACACTTCTCATGCGTTTGGTCACATGGGAGGATGTCCGGGGGGAAGCTGACCTTCCCGACGTCTACATCGGCTACCTTTGGTACCGGTGTTAACGAAGGTGGTTTGCTTTCTGAGATCCGTGAGGCTGTTGCCTCTTTACGTGGTAGGGAACTCACGGAGTCCCTGATCACCAAGATTCAATATGTGTGTCAGGCTTTGCCTTATGCACCTATTGGCTTTGGTCCGATCGTGGTTGGGGAGGTTGTAGGAGACCAGTTGTTTCCATTTCCTGAGTTTGACGACCTGAATACGGTAGGTCCTCAGGAGTGGGAACTTCTGCGGGAACACTTGTATGCCTATCTTGCGATGGGCTTACGGGTGGACTCGCTCTACAACCGTTCAGTGTATACTGGAGGTGATGATTTACCGTTAGTTCGGCAAGTCGTCATTCGTGAACGCGGATGCAAGACCCGTATAGTGACCCCATGTGTAGGGGCACTGTCTTACATGTCGATGTTCATGAATTCACTTCTTTTATCACTGCTTGAGACCGATCAACGGCTCAAATCTGTCCGAGATGTTGCATGTGAATGCAGCTGGGAACCTCACTTCGGTGAAGTGTACCGCTCGGTAGATATGAGTCGTGCGACAGATCTCATGCCCCATGACTTGGTCCGGGGAATGGTCGAAGGGATTTGCGCTGGTTTGGCTTTGCCGCCATTCCTTCGCGACGTCTTTCGACTCTGTACCGGTCCTGTCAGGATGTTAACCTCTGGTGAGTGGGTAACCACAAACCGAGGCATCTTGATGGGACTGGGAACGTCGTGGCCCTTGCTTTCTCTTTACAACCTTTGGTTGTGGGAGTCTGCCTGGAACACAACTATTCCTGACCAAGTAAAACGGAGGAATCGGGTTCGTATAGTTGGGGATGACCTTGGTAGCATTGCTCCATTCGTCGTCTCCGACAAGTATACGAGTCTGCTTGTCCAAACTGGTGGGAGTCCTTCCTACGGGAAGGATTACACATCTCACCTGGGTCTTGTAGTACTGGAGGAATTGTTCATCTCCGGGAAACATTACCCTACTATCAGCGTCCGCGGTGTCCAACCAGTCTCCTCCGTGAAGAAGGGGGGGCTGGAACATCCGTGGATGCAAGGTCCGCAGTTAGCGGAGCTATGTAGTAAATTTGGACATCCAGAATGGCTAACTTCGTACTTGATGCGAAGGTTTGCCTTACCGATTTTACGTTTACACGAATCGGGAGTGCCTGCGCATCTTCCGCGCGAACTAGGAGGGGGTGGTTTTCCTGGGAAACCTGTGAATTTGTCACTCGCATCTCTTGGGCCCAATTGGGTTAGAGCTCTGCGTTGTGCAATGTCACAAGGTCTGACTGGGTCCCACCTCCAACCATTAGTAAGCGCGTGGAAAGATCGTTTTGAAGGCCTTCTCACTGAGTGGGAAGGGGACTTCTGGCGATCCGCCCAAGCGTACGCACTCGATGATCACCGGGTTGGTGACATGGGGGAATATGGTATTGACCCCACTGAACAGGAGGTCATGACCCAGGTGCTCTCCGTAGTTTCGGCTACGAAGGCCCTGGTTCAAGCACCAAATGTTCGTGTGGTCCATATGACCCCTGGCCTTGTCCGTAGACGATTAAATAAGGTTCTTCAAGGCTTGAACAGCCTTGTCCCTTACCCAAAGTTAACGGATAAGCCAAAAGACATGTGGGCCGGCATTTACGATTTTCTTAATGAACTTCGAAAGCCAGTCTGCAAGGTCTTTATGTTACCAACAGCAGAATTGATGTCAACTCATCCATCGTGGGTGTAGACGGGCCTTCCTAAGGGTACCTATGCGGCCGAATAGCAATGGTTCGCCCATGCTGACCGCCAGGGTTGGATACCCTGGGTGCACAACTCTTGTAGTTGTGTACGCACGGTACCTATGGAGGGTGTCTACACGTGATCCCCATCTTATCCTATAGATTAAGATTGCCTAGGGGTGACGGAAGGCAGAGAGTCAGATGATTCCAGTCGAGCCACTGGTTCAAAGTCGATTCTCTGCAGCTGTTGGTGTTGGGAAGGCAGGAACGCTCCGGCAAGTACTATAAGACCCGCCCATGAACCAGCCAATGCTGAAGTCACCCCTATGATGGAAATCTTAGGTTCACGTGACAACGAACTGGTTAGGTTGAAGCGTGGACCCCGGTCCGGCAAAGCCGGGTCGAACGGGTATTACCGTCAACGGGGGTCCCCTGGGTGTCTTTCATTGAAAGGC